GACGAGTTCCGTCTTTTTTATTCTCGGTAAATTTAGATAAGAATTCTTGTAAGTCTCTTACTCTCATTTTTTAGTTTCTGCAAGAAGTTTTTCTATTTCTTTTTTATAAGTATTATTATCATACTCTAACTCTTGAGTGCGTCTAGCTAAACCTACTATCTTAGTGCTTAACTCTTCTATAATTTTTTTAGAACCTTGTAATATATTATCAGTTTTAATCCATTCAGATTCTTTCTGTTTATAAGCCCAGATTTGTTTTTGATGCTCTTCAATAAGGAAGGTTAAATCTAACGCTCCTCTATCTTCTCTAGGCTCATTTGTATGAGGCCTTTCATTTTCATGACTCATATCTTCTCCATGTTCTTTATGTTTTGTGTATGTACGTTTGTCTTTAGGGGGATTTGGTTGTGCAGCGCTTGGTCTAAAATCATCTTTCATATTGACTTTATATGACAGTTACCTTAAAATGTCAACATGGGTAAAAAACTATATGAGTAAACTATTTAATAGAAAAAATTATACTGCCGCTAAAGAAATTTTCACTAAAATCAGGGATAAAGTAAATAAAAAACATACAACTATTAGTGCAGAATTGTTAGACAAAACAGGCCCTAAGGGTGGAGTAAGTAAAGATGTGTCTGCAATAAGAGGGACGAGTAAAAAACAAGATATATCCTCAGATCCAGATAATAAGGTTAATAACAAATACCAAGGAAGATACTTTTTTGAGAGAGCTAAAACTAAAAAGGCAGATACTGGTAGAGTTGACGCAGCTAAAAGTTTTGCTAAAAGCAACACAGATATTGATTCAAAATGGGGTGTTAAAACTGTACCTGAAAAAGATAGATTAATTTTAAAAACAACTTTAACCCCAAGAGAATTAAGAGTTGGTCGTAGATTATTTGAAAGGTTTGCACCTAAGCTAAACCCCTTTAGTTCACCTTCCCAACGACAAGGTAGACTGGGTAGAATCATTGTTCCTAAAAGTGCAATTAAAAGGCAAAAAGTGGATAGAAAATTAACTAGAGAAGTTAGAAAAAAAGAGATTAATTAAAAATGGGAGTTCCAAAAAGATTAACAGAAATGCAAAAGAGATTTGCCGAGTTTATAGTATTCGGTGATGAAGAGGGACCGTTGTCTCAATCAGATGCAGCTAAGCTAGCAGGCTACAGTCATAAAAGATGTAGACAAGAAGGCTCAGAATTATTGAATCCCAGACTATCTCCATTAGTAGTACAATATGTAGATTCTCTTAAACAGGAGAGATTAGCTAAACATGAAGTTACTTATGATAAACATTTAGCGGAGTTAGATAGAATTAAGGTAGCTGCTTTAAAGAAAGGTAGCTTCTCTTCTGCTGTAAACGCTGAAGTATCTCGAGGCAAGGCAGCAGGACTATACATAGACAGAAAAATAATAAAACATGGGAAATTAGAAGATATGTCAGAGGAAGAAATAGAATTAAAAATGAAAAAGATCCTAGACGATTACGCTCAGGTTTTAAATATAAAGACTGTTGATGCATTATCAGAAGAAATTAATGAAGTTTCGTCATCTTCAGAACACAAGAAGTCGGGAAAACAGAACGTTCACTAAAAGTAATAGTACCATCATCATCAATATCATAACCCGCAAAAATTTTTACAGTATCTTTGTCTTTACTAAATAGGTAGCCTTCACTTACAGGTGTTGCCAGTTTCATATTCTTAAATTCTTTTTCACTACCCCAACCACCTTCAGTAACAATATCACACCAATCAATTTTATACCTTGAATATGGAAATGTAGCCTCTTGTTTTATCAACTTAGGTTTAGAATAGGTGTTTAAATTCCTAGATTTGTTTTTTCTATTAGGCATGATACCCTTATATATCAAAAATAAAGGTACGGACAGGGTAAAGGTAAAAGTAATTCAATTGTGTCTGAAATAAGGCAAGATAGGATCGCGATACCTAAAAGGGTAATTTATATTTTTTTTATTTATTTGCGCTAAAAAATCTGGGAAGGTGTCGCGATTGGTAAATAAGCTTGACCTATCTCCTAGAAGCATTGGTATAAGCGCTTCAATTGACCAAAACATCGCGACACCTGTAGTGTCGCGAAAGTGTCGCGATGTCGTTTTATGCGATAAAAAGTGTCGCGATTTTGCCTCCAGGTGTCGCGATACATTAGAATGATTCTAATCTAGCCCCAAAAGTGCGACATTCTGTCCACAATCGCGACAATCTGTCACATTCCTTTTAAAATCGCGACACTTCGAAGCAAATCGCGACACCTATCGCGACACCTAGAATGGCGTAAAATGCAAATCGCGACACTTCCGCGACACCTAGATTCTGCCTTATTCTGCCTTAATCTTGCCACAATTAGAACACAATTCATCTTAATTGATCCATGGTCCGTGTTCCATGCCTCTTGATCCAGTAATATTGGGTAATGATAGGTGCTGCTAGGACGTGATGAAAAGGGGTAAGAAGCCATCCTAACAGCTTAAGAGCCTATCGTCTCTCTTGAGGGTGCTCCGCCCCGTTCTCTAACTCATTAATCTTGTATCTTTGATCTGGAAATCGTTCTAATATAATTGCTATATACCGTTCTATTATTTCAGGTTTAAAAATTATTTGTAATTCAAAAAGAGATCGTTCAGCTTTTGTTAAATTCCATAATTGGGAAGTAAATAATGTATTTTGTTTATCATAACCTATATTGTTAAAGATACGGTCGGGAGACACATTGGAAAAAGTTTTAACTTGGTTATTTATATCAAATTTTTTATTAGCCATAGTCATTGTAAAAGGAATATGAGTCAAAGGACATCTATAACCATAATGTGCTACTTGTTCATCAAAATGTTTAATAAATTTTTGTGCAATAAAAGGATTCTTACGATTTACACCTTCCTTTGGAAAATCTATAAGTTCATTTTCTCCTAAAACTTGTCTACCTCTTTCTAATTTTTGTTTTAAATGAGCTCTAGCCATCTTGTGCAGAGTTAACATATAACCTCGTTTACTATTTTGATATATTCTATTTGTTTCTCTATTGTGTGGGGCATCCCGCATTGAAACCCATTTCCCCTCAACAAAACAGAATGATGCAGTGGCATTACGTTTGTTTCCCTGTTCATCTATATACCGGGCATTGTCTGAAACGGCTCCTGTTATTGGATTTGTGTATTTTAGTGGATATTTCCCACTTCCTTTAATTCTTGGCATTATAAATTTGCTCCTAAGTGTAAATAAATCCAAAGCGCTGTAAATAAAGTAACTGATGTTAATTCCATTGCAGCTGTCATGATTTATCCTTTAATCTATACATAATTTTCCCTGTAGTTCATTATACATATCTAATCTTTTTAGAAACTCATGTTTAGATTTTCTTAATTGTATTCCTTCAATTTTAAACTCCTGGTAATAAAGATCTGGTGTACAAATCATTATAACTCCTTGTTTAATTTGTGACCCATAAACATAATCATGGGCCATTGCGTAGGCAGAAATTTGTAAATAATAATCTTGAATCCATTCTTCTTTTTTTGGTCGATTGCTTTGCTTAAAATCTACGACAGTCTCCATACCATTGTGGGAGCAGATAAGGTCTGTAGCGCCGGCATAGAGCCCTGGATAGTGCAACATAACTTCTGATCCATAATATTCGTCTACTGGCGTTAGACCTACTTCAATAATTTTATCAGCCATGGGCCGTGCTTGTTGGCCTATGGGAGTTAGATCTATGATGTTAGTTCCAAGAACATAATGCTCTAGATATTTGTGCATACAAGTTCCACGACTTGCACTATGATTTTTTATTCGTTCTGCGTTTTCTTCGCCAACTTTAGCTTTCCATTTTTTTATAAAATCTTGATTCTTTGTGGCGCCGAGTACAGTCGTCACTGACGGTAGTTTATAATTACCGATCTCATACATCCTGGTCCCTGATCCGGGGTCCGTGAGCTGTTTACCTTGTATATACTTGTATTTGTTACTTTTCTTTATCATCACGTTCCTTTTTGTTTGCTAACGATTGTTTATAACTCTCATCAAGTTCTTGTTGTTCTTTTTTAAATTTATCTTCTTCTAATTTCTTAATCAATTTATTATATTCTTTTATGTCTTTGTCGTCCATCATCCCTCTACTTGACCATCAGATTTTCTTTGAGCATAATCTTCGTTAAATTCATGTTCAGCTTGTTCATCATAAACAAGTCCTAATTCATCAAGTTTATCTGCAATCCATTCATCTGGCATAATATCGGCTCTACCTTTGGCTACATCATAAGGCATGTCAGACTGGAAATATTCATAAAGTTCATCATATAAAACTGTTTCTGTTTCAAATATATTTTCAACTTCTTGAAGTTTTCCATCGGTACCATGTAGGGCATTATGTTTAACTAATATGTTTTTTACTTCATCATATTCATTCATTTTATTTCTTCTTTCTATTTTTAATTGTTATACTCCAAGGTGCATTAGCAGTCCTTAGACCTTTTT